GAATATGCCAGGAAATACTCTTGGCAAGCGTAGACTACAAACTCCTTTTAAGGATTTATATTACCTACGTTATTCTATATCAAATCTTCTTGGAATCATCAAGCAGACTCAGACTGCCTTTATTGATTCTGATGGAGTACCGTTTATATACGAGAAAACAGTCTCATGCTCGCTACGATACTACAAAATTCGTAAGATTGAAAGAAAGACGAAGGCTTCTGTTCTTTGGCTAAAAGGAATCAACTTTCCTTTTAGTATACCGAGACCTCCTGACCCAGACATGAGCTGGGCGGGAGTTCTTCATATGAAAGGCATTCCTTGGATGCTATATGAGTACTCAGAAGATAAAAAATCTGACACTCGAAGAAAAGTATGAGAAGTATGGGAAAAAGAAACCGAACCCTTGCAGCCGCAAGCTTAACTCTGCACGAGATCGAACCTCTTACGAGAAATCAAGTAGCAGCTTTTGACAGCGACCAGCACCTAGTGCTCCACGGAGTAGCAGGTACTGGCAAGACATTCATCTCACTCTATCTAGCGTTTGATGATATGATAAAAGGACTATACGATAGAACGATTATCATAAGAAGTGCAGTTCCTACAAGAGACATTGGCTTTTTGCCAGGAACTGAAAAAGAAAAAAGTGCAGTATACGAAGAACCATACAAAGATATATGTATCGAACTCTTTGATAGAGGTGATGCATACGAGATACTTAAAAATAAAAATCTAGTACAATTTATGACTACTTCTTTTATTCGTGGTATTACTCTGCGAGACTCTATAGTTATAGTAGATGAATGCCAGAATATGAGTTTTCATGAGCTAGATTCCATCATAACCCGCGTGGGCGAAGGCTCAAGAATTATTTTCTGTGGAGATTTTCGCCAGTCTGATCTTGGTGTAAAGAACGGTCTGCACGAATTTATTCGTATCTTGAAAGCTATGAATAGATTTGATCTAATCGACTTCCAAGTAAGTGACATAGTACGAAGCGGGTTTGTTAAAGACTATATTATTGCAAAAACAGAACTGGGTTTATGAAAGCTGTTATCAGCAACAGAATATATTTAGAAGTAACGAACGAGTATAAGGACTTTCTCAGTAAAGAACTTACTTATACTATACCTTCGTACAATCCTACTGATCCGCCTATGGTGATCAAGAATATGGTACGAGTACGTTCAAATCTGGTGAGTATACCTGTTGGGCGTGTGGATTTAATCCCAGAAGATTATGAAATAGTCGATAAACGAATAAATGTACCAGTAGAATTTCCTGAGTTTAAGTTTGATTTACGTGAGAGTCAAAAAGAAGTTTTTGATTCAATCGAAGACAACGCTATAATCAACGCTTGGGTTAGCTGGGGCAAGACTTTTACAGGTCTTGCTATCGCTGGTAAGTTAGGTCAGAAAACTCTTGTTGTTACTCACACAGTTCCTCTGCGGAATCAGTGGGCAAAAGAGGTGGAGAAAGTCTATGGCATCAAGCCAAGTATTATTGGAAGTGGTAGTTTTGATACTTCTAGTGTGGTGGTTGTGGGAAATACTCAAACTTTGTACCGAAATATTGAGAGAGTACAAAGACTCTTTGGGACAATCATCTTGGATGAAATGCATCATGTATCGAGTCCGACGTTTTCTAAAATTATAGACACTAGTTATGCAAGATATAAGATAGGTCTATCAGGGACAATAGAAAGAAAAGATGGCAAACATGTGGTTTTTCGAGACTACTTTGGCTCGCAAGTCTATAAACCCCCGAAAGAAAACTTTATGACCCCAAAAGTGCATGTAGTAAAATCAGAGGTTCGATTTATGGACAATGCACGAGTGCCCTGGGCCAATCGAGTAACCAATCTCACTAACAACGAAGAATATCAGCATACCATATCGCTCCTTGCGGCGGCCTACGCCGCAAGAGGGCATAAAGTGTTGGTAGTAAGTGACCGAGTCACTTTTATGAAGCGTTGCGCCGAACTGACCGGAGAAAAAGCAACGTGTGTTACGGGCGAACTATCGCACGAAGAAAGAGAAGAGCGTATGTCTGATATAAAATACGGAAGAAAAGACATACTGTATGGCACTCAAGCAATATTCTCAGAAGGAATATCATTAAATGAGCTAAGTTGCCTTATCCTGGCAACACCTGTCAACAATGAGCCTCTTCTCACCCAGTTGATTGGAAGAATCATACGACTGCAAGAAGAAAAAAGAGACCCTGTAATTATAGATATACATCTAAAAGGGAATACTGCACGCAGACAAGCTTCAGCTCGTATGGGTCATTACATGAAACAGGGATACGAGATTAAACAACTTTGAAAAAAATAGTTCTTGACACGTAGGTTGAATTTTAGTATAATATATGTTCTTATATGACTGGCCGAAAATTTATGATGCTGCCGATGGAAGGGTAGTAGAGATTGTTCGAATCTTTCGGATGCTTGCTTACAAACAAGTTCCACAGAATCGAAAAGATCCCATCTATAAATATTCGCAGAAAGATTTCAAAGGGGTGAGCTTCATGCTTCACCCTGACCTCCTGCTGCACCATGCTTATAAGTATTCATATCGAGAGATAGCCCAGTATATTTCTCTGTGTTCTCTGCGCTCTGTCGTAGAGTTCTCAGCGACTTACAAGTTATCCCTTGATATACTATTAGTACCAGGTCTAGAACCAGAACAAACAATTAACAACAATAGGCTACTTGAATTAGAAGAAGATCAAGTTCTTTTTCTATATGAAGAAGTCCCAGAAACGGAGATACATTAATGGCAATTTCCTTTAATCAGCAGAAAGGTTCTGCACAAAAATCATCTATCACTAGCTTTCAGTATACTGATGGCGATAACAAGTTTCGTCTTGTTGGCGACATTCTTGCTCGATATGTTTATTGGATCAAGGGTGAAAATGACAAGAACATTCCTTTCGAGTGTCTGTCATTTGACCGAAACAAAGAAACCTTTAATAATCTTGAGAAAGATTGGATTCGAGAATACTACCCCGATCTCAAGTGTGGCTGGAGCTACGCTACACAATGTATTGAGAATGGTCAAGTAAAAGTAGTAAATCTCAAGAAAAAGTTGTGGGAACAGATTATTACCGCAGCAGAAGATCTTGGCGATCCGACTGATCCCGAAACAGGTTGGGATGTATGTTTCAAGAGAGTCAAGACTGGCCCGCTCCCTTACAATGTAGAATACCAGCTTCAAGCTCTGAAGTGCAAGCCTCGTGCTCTTGATGAGGATGAACTTGCTCTTATCGAAGGTTTGAAGTCTATGGACGAAGTAATGCCTCGTCCAACATCTGACGCTCAGAAAGAGTTGTTAGATCGCATCCGTGATAACTCAGGTGGTGCAGAAGAAATTGACGAAAGTATCGAAGACGAGTTTAAAATTGCATGATTTTATTCACAGCAGACTGGCACATTAAGCTAGGGCAGAAGAATGTACCAGTTGAATGGGCGTTAAATAGGTATAATCAATTTTTTGAAGAAATCCATTCTTTAGAAAAATACTATAACATGCACATTATTGGAGGCGATCTTTTTGATCGTCTTCCAAGCATGGAGGAACTAGAACTTTATTTCTCTTTCATTAGAAAAGTAAAGATTCCGACGCTCATTTACGACGGAAACCACGAAGCGACAAAGAAAAATCGAACCTTCTTTTCGCAACTTAAACAAGTAAGTAAAGATATAAATCCGTTGATAACAGTACTCGATATATCGTATATTGATGAAGATTTAGGGTTTGGTGTTCTTCCCTATGCTGAATTGCATAAAAAGACCAGCATTGAAGCATTTGATTATAGTAAACCTCTGTTTACTCATGTGCGAGGAGAGATCCCACCACACGTAAAACCAGAGGTAGATCTAGAAAGATTCGATCCGTTTCCTGTAGTGTTTGCTGGAGATCTCCATGCTCATAGCAATACTCAGAGAAATATAGTGTACCCAGGAAGTCCGATGACTACTTCCTTTCATCGAAAAGAGGTAACTACTGGTTATCTTATTATTGATGAAGAAAACGATTGGGACTGGGATTGGAAACCTTTTGATTTGCCTCAGCTCTTACGAAAGACGGTAAAAGATCCAAAAGATATGGTACCGACAGACTACCATCACACTATTTATGAGATAGAAGGTGATATGCAAGAGCTTGCTTCAGTAGAAAACTCAGAGCTTCTGGATAAGAAAGTCATCAAAAGAAGCTCTGAGGCTTCTCTTGTAATTGAAAAAGACATGACAATGGAAGAGGAGCTAGTAGAGTATCTAAAGTATATACTCGAAATATCAGATAGTCAGATCCAAAAAATACTAGGGACTTACAATGATTACGCTCAAAAAGCTCAAGTGGAGTAACTGTTTTAGTTACGGTCCCGACAATGAGTTGGACTTAGACGATAATAGCGTCACTCAGATAATTGGAACAAACGGTATGGGAAAGTCCTCCATACCGTTAATTATTGAAGAAATCCTTTACAACAAAAACTCAAAGGGTATTAAGAAAGCAGACATACCAAACAGATATCTAGGTAAAGGATATTCTATTTATCTGTCTTTACAAAAAGATGGAAGTTTGTACGAAATTTCTGTAGATAGAAAGTCGAACATAAAAGTTACGTTAGAAAAAGATGGAGAGGATATTTCTAGTCATACGGCTACGAATACCTATAAAACAATACAAGAGATTCTTGGTATTGACTTCAAGACTTTTTCTCAGCTTGTATATCAGAATACGAATGCAAGTTTGCAATTTCTGACCGCAACAGATACCAATAGAAAAAAGTTTCTTATTGATCTTCTGCAACTAGATGAGTACGTAAATTTATTTGAAGTATTTAAAGAAGCCTCGAAGGAATCTTCGTATGGCATGGTTTCTATCACCTCAGAAATTGCAACGGTTGAAAAATGGTTACAAACAAATAAATTGGAAGATACTACCATACTACCCATGTTGGATTTACAAATCGACACGGAAGATGATGAGAAACAATTCCGTTCTTTATCTGTAGAAATTGAAAATATCTCCGAAAAAAATAAAAAAATTCTCAAAAACAATCAGTACAAAGAGTTGCTGAATAAGATAAATATCGAGGAGATACAAAAGTTACCTCCAGTCGAGAAAAAGTCTTATGATGATATTCAGGCGGAGTTAGGACAAATAAATGGAGCCAAATCAGCAGCAGAAAAAATGTTGATGAAACTCCAAAAATTAGAGGATAAGTGCCCAACCTGTGAACAGGAAATAGATTCTGAGTTTAAACAGGACTTAATAAATACTGAAAAAGATCTTTTATCTTTTCTTGAGCACAAAAAAGATAAAAATGAAGAGAAATTAGAAAAAATAAAAAGGGATAACAAAGAGTTTGATCGTCGTCAAAGTCAGCAAAAGGACTGGGAAGATCTTTTTAGAAGTATAGATAGCAATCTACCTTCTATACCCTTAGATAAAGAAGCACTTGAAAAAAGGCTTGAAGAAGTCTCCACTCGACTTCAGAGTGCAAAAAAAGAGTTAGCAACGGCTGCCTCTGAAAACGAACGACGAACAAAACAAAATACTCGAATAGAAATCATTCAAGCACAGACGGATGGTTTTATCGAAAAACTAGAACAGGCTCAGAAACTATTAGAAGAACAAAAAGAAATTGATTCTAATTTAGAGATATTAAAGAAAGCATTTAGTACAAATGGACTATTAGCTTATAAGATAGAAAATCTAGTAAAAGAACTAGAAGAGCTAACTAATCAATATCTAGCTGAGCTTTCAGATGGTCGCTTTACACTGGAGTTTGTTGTTTCAAATGACAAACTCAACGTACAAATAACAGACAATGAAAATATAGTGGACATTCTTGCACTCTCTTCCGGAGAACTAGCAAGAGTAAATACTGCCACTCTAGTAGCAATAAGAAAGCTCATGAGTAGTATATCAAAGTCAAAGTTAAACATATTATTTCTTGATGAAGTAATTAATGTACTCGATGAAGTAGGAAGAGAAAAGCTAGTTGAGGTTTTACTACAAGAGGACTTAAACACCTATGTAGTATCTCATGGCTGGACGCACCCCTTGCTTGAAAAAATCGAAGTAGTAAAGCAAGGAAACGTTAGCGTTTTAGATAAGTAAAATGGTAGATTCAAGAGCAAAAGGTGCTCGTGGTGAGTATCTTGTAAGAGATATGTTGCGGGAATTTACAGGTTATCAGTTTGAAAGAGTGCCTAGTTCGGGTGCTCTTGATTATTTAAAAGGTGACCTGTATGTTCCTCATCAGAAGAATAGATTTTGTATAGAAGTAAAAAACTATGCAGAGTCTCCTCTTACTGATAAAATTTTTACGCAACAAAAAACTAATAATCTAATCCGATGGTGGACTAAATTAGTAGAGCAGGCAGAAGGCGGAAACCAAGAACCTTTATTATTTTTTAAATATAATCGTTCTCCGGTGTTCGTATGTACAGAAGAAAAACCAGTAAAGGTTGAAAAATTTCTTTACATTAGTTTCTTAAAGTGTTATACTATGCTGGCAGAATCATGGTTAGAGGAAGAAAAAGTGGATTTTCTATATGGCGTTTAATTTTTCAGACAAATTGACAAATGAAAATCCAAATTGTACTCTCATAGTAGATGCACTAAACTTAGCTTTTCGGTGGAAGCACCAGGGGCGCACAGATTTTCGTTATGAGTATGTAAATACAGTACAAAGTCTTGCGCGGTCCTATGACTGTAAAAAAGTAATTATTACCGCAGACTGGGGCTCTTCTACATATAGAAAGGGTATTAACTCAGAATATAAGCAAAACCGAAAAGACAAGTTTGCAGAACAATCAGAAGAAGAGCGAATTGCTTTTGAAGAGTTCTTTGAGGAGTTTGAAGCAACTCTCGAACTACTTGCAGAAGACTATGTAGTATTTCGATTTAGAGGTGTAGAGGCAGACGATATTGCAGCACATTTAGTAAAACAACGAAATGACTACGATTTAGAGTATATTTGGTTGATTTCTAGTGATAGAGATTGGGATCTTCTTATTCA